ATGGCCAGACCAAACCTGGCGGAAATATAGAAATCCGTGAATTTGAAGATGATGAATGGACAGGTGGTTGTTATGCTACCTATGACAATCTTGTAGAAAAGGTGAAGGAGGCCTTAGAAGAATGAATTTAAAATATTCAAAAGACGTAGTGAAAGACTACGATAAGTTAAGTGATGGCCGTAAAGAGTATATCATCAAACGTGCCGAAAAGATGGGTGTTACTGTTTCTGAATATCTCTTGGAGAAGTATGGAGTTAATCGATGAAAACCGCAACACTTGAAATTATAGACCCCAATCTTGTTATTAAACCCCCAATTGTTGGTACATATTGTGTAAAAATATATGATGATGAAGAAGAAATGGGTGGTTCTTTTTTCGATACGATAGAAGAAGCAGAAAAATATATGAGAGAATATCAATATGACCCAGAAGAGTAAATGACATGAAAACGATTACACTAAAAGTTGAAAATTGTGATCAAGTTATCATTGATGAGCTGAAAGATTCTTATCATATGTTCAATCAGTTAGATAAGGCGGTCTGTTCAAATGACGTTATCGAACCAGACTATGGGTTGCTCAAGGCTATTCAAACTGTTCTTGAATACTATATGCCACATGATGATTGGGTAGAGTGGATGGAAAAGAATCCTATATGGAATGTTTAGAAGATGATTAAGGCATTATTGATTGTAAGTGCAATGGCTGGCATTGGCCAATACACAACAGAACTTCCAAGTATGGATGAATGTCTCAAAGCAAGACAGGCTATACTCCAACAAGACGCCAATATAAAAACTCTTTGTATACCGAAAATGGATGAATCTGTACAGATGCGTCGATTTTTTGACATCTTCATGGATATGATTGACCAGATAAAAACATATGATGAGGTTGAAAAAAATAGGATGTCAGATGTATCGGGAGAAGTTGAGTGAGTAGATACCCCAACGACTAAATACTTTCACTAACTAGCAGGAGAAAACTAATAACAAAAACAATTTTTTTTCTGGTGGCAATGTGGACTGCTCCATTAGAGTTATTTCTATTTTCGGAGTGGAAATTTGATGAAGAGAAGGCTTGTGTTGAATATGTTTTAGAAAAACTACCTCAACTCATTTCATTTCTAGAAGATATATATGAACGGCCTGATGGACAACAGCCTCGTTTATACTGTATTGATGGTGAGGAAATAAAAAATGTTTTGGAAAAAGAAAAAAGCGAAACAATATAATGTTTGTAATATATTGCCCATGTACAAAGATACCCTATTTGAAAAAATTCTTTCAAACTTTTCTGGTTTGAGAGCTCACATTGTTATGCATACGGTGAATTATGTCAAGCACACATTATAGACGAACAAAACTGCAATATGACTTAGACAAGGTTCTGTCAGAATTCAAATCTATGAGTCCTCGTATTCAATGGCTTATCACTGGTGGAAGTAGTCAAACCTGTGTTCAGTATTCGTCCAAATCGGATGAAGACAGATGGACAGATGGTGCAGGAAGTTTTAAGAACACTGATAAGGATGAGGCGGATTATAATCAACTAAACCCCGTATACAAGGGAACTGTTTTTGAACAGATTATTAACGATCTAGACGGACTTCGGGCTCGAGTCATGACAAGATCAAGACACTCTTGTTATTCTATGCATAAAGACCGGACACTGCGTTACCATCTTGCAATGAACACAAACCCCTATGCGTACATGTATTTTCCTGACGATCTTAATTCTTCAGAATTTTATTCTACGGCAGGAGAACATGAAATAGTCCATATTCCTGCTGATGGTTATATCTACGAAACAGACACAAGGTTATGGCATTCGGCCATTAATTGTGGAAATGACTCCAGAACACACTTTGTTCTTGCAAGTGTGTCATACAAGGAATAATGATATGATTAAAGAAATGTATAAATTTGTGACTGATGAAAAACAAGAATGGCAATGCATAGGAATCGCCAAAGGAAGATATGAGGGGGTGGTATACAAATATGGTAAGGTGACAATTCCTACAGAAGAGGATGTTAATTTACATGGTGACTTGCCTTTTCGCTTCGAGTATGATATAGTGGACTCTAATGGTTTGGAAAGAGATTGGTTTCAAAACGATTTCTTTGAATTGATAGGTGATATTTTAGTGGATATCATCACAAATGAGGAAAATAATATTGGCTCAAACAATTGAACGGACAGCCCTTTCTTCTTTAGTTGCAAATGAGGATTATGCAAGAAAGGTGATGCCCCATATGCGGGCCGACTATTTCTCTGATCGAACTGAACGCATTGTGTTCGAAGAGATCAAAGCATTCGCTGAGAAATACAATAAAATTCCTACCCAAACCTCGCTTGAGGTAGAGGTACAGAATCGAAAAGACCTCAACGAAGAGGACTTTAAACGTGTGATCGATGTGATCAAAACTCTATCCACAGAGGAAGTTGATTTTGATTGGTTGGTGGATTCAACTGAACAGTTTTGTAAAGATAAGGCGGTGTATAATGCAATTGTTGAAGGCATACAGATCATTGATGGAAAAGATAGGAATAGAGATTCAACTGCAATACCAAGCATTTTGTCAGATGCCCTTGCTGTGGGTTTTGATAATCACGTTGGTCACGATTATGTGTTGGATAGTGACTCCAGATATGCGTTTTACCACAGAGTAGAAGAGAAAATTCCATTTGACCTTGATTTTTTTAATCGTATAACCAAGGGAGGCTTACCACCCAAGACTCTTAATATCGCATTAGCGGGTACTGGTGTAGGCAAATCCCTGTTCATGTGTCATGTTGCGGCTAACTGTTTAGCTCAGGGAAGAAACGTCCTATATATTACGTTGGAGATGGCCGAAGAAAGAATTGCAGAACGCATAGATGCCAATTTGATGAATATTTCTATGGACGATCTGCAAGATTTGCCGAAGGCCATGTTTGATGGTAAAATAGACCAAATTCGCAAGAATACAACGGGTCAGTTAATTATAAAGGAGTATCCCACTGCATCGGCCCATGTTGAACATTTTCGTGGCTTAATTAAGGAATTAGCCATCAAAAAGAGTTTTAGGCCGGAAATAGTTTTTATAGACTATCTAAATATATGTGCATCGGCTAGATTCAAAGGTCAGTCCAGTGTTAACAGTTATACATATGTAAAATCAATAGCAGAAGAACTTAGAGGACTTGCGGTTGAGACTAATGTACCAATTATGTCGGCAACCCAGACAAATCGGACAGGATTTGTATCTTCCGATATCGGTCTAGAAGACACGGCCGAGAGTTTCGGTTTACCAGCTACGGCTGATTTCATGTTCGCATTACTTACGAATGAGGAACTTGAAGACCTAAACCAGATATGTGTCAAACAATTGAAAAATCGGTACTCTGATCTTAATGTGAATCGCCGATTTGTATTAGGCCTGGACAGGGCTAAAATGAAACTGTCGGATGTATCTACTAATGAACAAAAAGATTTAGTAGATGCAAATCAAACGGAATTTTCAGAACCCGTATTTGATAAGACAGACTTTGGAGAAGATTGGAAGTTGTAATGGATAATTACTCAAGACGATATGATAATATTGCCCCGGCTGAATGGTGTGAAGAACAAATATCACGATTTGAACGGGACTCAAAACATCACGAAATACAACAAAACGGAGCGGGTGCAACTCTTACGAAAATCAACCTATTGCACAGTCCAAACACAGAATGGAAAACTGCAGCCAACGAATTGGTGAACTACCTCATGGAGGCTGTAGAACTATACAAAGATGATATGGATTTGCAGCCCAACCAGTGGCCTGAACAGTTGGGGTTTGAACCACCGAAAATAAAACGGTACATGCCCAATACTACAGATTCGTTCCCAGAACATGTGGATGTCGGTGGTAAACATGACTGCAACAGATTTTTGATCACTTTTGTGTATCTCAACACCCTTGAAGATGGGGAAACAATTTTAAATCCACGAACAAAATCCCACACAGAAATGTTCGTGTCCAAACCAAAACAGGGCAGCATTATATGTTTTCCTCCGTTTTGGCCATGGCTACACACTGGCACTGCGCCGGTGAGTGGCCCTAAGTATATTATGGGAGGATATTTAACTTATGCTTGAAATTATTGAAAATGCAGTACCATTAGTATATCTTGACTTGATGCATCAAACGGCTATGAACCAGAATGCATGGCATTTCAGATATCCAC